TGGTAAACAGGTAACATACTTAACCACATCTCCAACAGGGGGTCAGGTAGTAGTTACTGATGGTGAGGCAGGTGGAGTCAAAACAACAGGCTATACTATTGCTAAATCTGTGCCGTCTACGGCTGTATTTACAGATACTTGGAAAGCAAATTCTTCTTCTTCGGAAGGATATGTTGCGTCAGGTAACGGACAGGTAAATAAGGTATGGAAAACCACAGGTGAAGGTGTGCCTGCGTGGACTGAAGATTCAAGTCTTTGTTATGATACGGGTTTAAGTGATACAGCAGGTCGTTGGACAGTTAACATTCCTGAAATTACACAACTTTACAACGGTCTGACTATTCGTGTATATCTGAATACAAATTATAACAGCACATTTAATACTATTAACGTAAGTGGACTTGGAGAAAAGTTAGTTAAGTACAGGGCAGGTACTCAATTAACCACACACGTACCTCAATATGCTTGCATTACGCTTACTTATCATACAAATCTTACGGCTTATAGCATTTCTAATGCGTATTGTGACCCTGAAAATAATGCGAACTATAGGGGTGCTTGGGTGGCAAGTACTGCTTATGCTATTGGTGATTCCGTATTACAGAGTGGTAAATATTATATTTGCAAAAAGGCGCATACAAGTGGTACAACGTGGGCAACAACGAATTGGAATACGAGTACAACGCCTTATACAAGTTTAGCCGTACCAACAAATGCAACTACTTCTATTACTGATGGTTGGTTATTGCAGACTTCTTATAATGATGGCAATGACGTTGTTACAGTAAGGTCACAGTACCCCCGTATGAAGGTAGGCGGAAATGGTTTAAAGCAGTATAGTTTATTTACCCGTATTGAAGATAGTACATACTCAAGTTTTACTACTAACAACGGTACAGGCACAAAGACGTTTGATACAACGAACTACTTTGACCCTACTACGCTGTATTATTATAACGCAAGTGGTAACTTAGCAAGTGGTTCTTATACGGCTAACAACGCAGTTGATTTTCAACATAGTTTAGTTGATTTGAGATACTCCTTTAACGGGGTAACAACTGATGCAAGTTCAACGATAGTTACTAATAAACCCGTATATATTGTGTTTGATAAGAACGCAGAGAAAAACGGGTGTTATAAATTAAAGTCTCCGTATTTTACACAAGAGCCTGATGATACAGAGGCTATATACACAATCGTTGCCTGCGCTTATGATACATACAGGTGTGACTTGTGGGTTGATAACCCGACATTTATCTTTGACGGGTTAAATGTAATCCCATTCACAGTAAACGCATTTAGCAATTCTGCAAGCGGAGATACTATATCTTTTAAGGACGGTGGAAACGGAACACCTTTTAAGTCATACACGTATTACTTTAGACCTATACAGGGTTCAGGTATTCCTTCTCCATCAAACATAATACCTCTTTCTGACGTTACACAACTTGCATTAGGACAATCAAGTAAAAACTTACTTGACCCTAATACACTTATTTTGAGAAGAGTAGATGCAACAGGTACAACAAAGATAGCATTTGCCCCTATAACATTACAGGCAGGTACATATACATTTTCAAAGAGTGGCACAAGTGATACTGTTATTATTTGCTCTTTGCCTGATTACACAACCATTAGTAATGTTGGAACAGCAGAGACAGCGACATTTACATTAGACAGTGCAACAAGAATTCTTGTAAAGACTAATGCAGATACTTTACCTTTAAGCGACAGTAACTATCAATTAGAGGTAGGAGATACAGCAACAGCATATGTGGCTTTTGAAAAAACCTCACTTATACCATTGCCTGTTAGTAGTACTAATTATTACGCAGGCTCATATACGCCTAATTTGCTTACAAGTACACACGTTCTTTTAACATTTGATGGTTCTGAAAGTTGGACAGAAAGTTCAGGTCGTGCAAGAGTTGGTGGTTTTGGTGACAGATGGGGACGTAATGATACTCGTGTCCTTTATGCGTACTCTAATATGTTTGCAACTAATGAGACAGACGGTAGTTTGGATAGTGATGTAGTTAGATTTACGTCTAATACGAGTGCCACACTTGAAATATTAGACTATAAGACATTGTTCGGAGTTTCTAATCTAACAGGCTTGCAAACGTGGTTATCAACACACCCGTTGCAATTCTGCTATGAGGTGGCTACTCCCACAACTGTTGCAGTTACAGACGGGGCAGTATTAACCACACTTAAAGGACAGAATTATATTAACTGCTATAACGGCAGTATGACTTTAGACTACTTCATAGATACACCACTGACAGATACAATCGCTACTATACATAACGATTTGGCTGTTCATAACTTATCAGATTTAAAAGATACAAGTATCTCAAGTCCTGAAGCAAGCGACATTCTTACGTATGACGGTTCAAATTGGATAAATACTAATGCTATTACTCTTAAGGACAACAACGGTCATACAACTGTATCAGCATCAGGCTCTACGGGAAATATTGATAGTAGAGGAGAAATCTCTGTATCTAATTCATCAGGAACTAAACTTGTACGATTATATGAAAGCACTAATGAAAATACTAACGGAAGTATTGCAGTATATAATGATGAAGGATACTCCCGTTTAGAGATGTTTGAGCGTTTTGGTGGACATATCTTTGTCAAAAATTCTTCAGGATATGGTATCGTTGACGTATTTCCGCAAACTAACGGCGGACGTATGTGTATTTATAATAACTCATATCAGCAAAGAGGTGCTATTGGCGTTGGATATTATGATGATGGAGTTTTATACCTTGCCAATAGTTCAGGTACAGATACAATTTTGTTAGAGGGACAATCAAGCAAGATTACTTGTTCTAAAATGTCAGTATATGACGTATCGTATACTCTTACTAAAACAAGTGGTGTATGGACAGTTGATAGTGTAACTGCAAAGCGTAGCGGTAACGTAGTTCATATGAAGGTTGTTTTAAAAGGTAATGGCAGTTCAGTAGCGGCGGGTGATAACGGTTTTGTTGGAACTTTAAGTGGTGGTGCATTACCTGTATTACCGATTAAACTTATTGAATATTATTCAGACCATACTATGATGTTGAATATACAGCCCACAGGAGCAGTAAACGCAAGATTGAACGGAAGTGCCTATGCAGTATCAAGCGGTGGTGAAATGACATTTACAGGTACATTTATCTGTGATGATTAGTGTATAATAAGTGTAAGGGGGAATACCTAAGATGCTTAAAGATAGTATGAATAAACAAAAGTTTAACTGTGCTAAACTCCCTAAATTAAAGGGTCACGTTAAACTTACTTTACGTGATGCAGAAACGGGTAAGATAGAGAAGGAAATTGAAGGCGATAATATTATAACCAATGCGGTTAAAGATATATTTGCCTGTAATTATCTTGGCTGTATTGACTATCATAAAACAGAAACTATTAGTGGCACTACTGTTGAAAGACTTACACCTCTGTACAAAACTTGGTACAGGGGCATTCTTTGTTATAAATATGCTCACCCGACAGATGAGAATGGTAATATTGACCCTGATGATTACAGACCACAGAGCAACGACGATAACCCGCTTACTGCACACGCAGGTGGCACAGTAATTACAGATGTATCTGACGATACAAGAAGAGGTAACCCTGTAACATTCGCAACTACTGATAATTCAGTAACAATGGCGTGGGAGTGGGGTACAACTCAAGGTAACGGACAAATACAAGCATTAAGTCTTACACACGGAGATACGGGTGACGCAGGTTTAGGCTCTACGTCTAATATGTTTGCGGCGTTTAATCCTTTTGTACAATTACAGTGCAGTGCACTCGGCTCTGTAACATCACTTCTTGGAACAACCGCTAATGACTTTGTTGCTCAATATGACGAAAACCACGGCATCGGATTTACCATTGGAGAATACGGTGATTTTACTTACGGAAATACAAGATTCGAAACCAATTATCTGACAATTTATATCAGACGTATGGCTTATGAGAAAGCGGGTCTGTTTGATACACTCTCCGCAACAACTGACAGGCAGGAAGTATTTACTGTCTCTGTACCTTCAACAGTAGGAGGCTCTACTTTCCACTTATATTGTCAACCGTCATTCTACTTTGATTATGACAACAAAGAACTTTGGATATTCTCTAACCTTACAAGTGTAAATACATATGATGCGGACGATATTAAGTATGTTCGTATTCCTTGTCCCTTACCTTATGATGAGACAGTCTCTTATTCAGTTGGTGATTACGTTTATCATAAGGGAGCATCAGATACAATTGGCACACTCTATAAATGTACTTCCGCTACATCAGGAACACGAGATGACCCTGAAGAGTGGGACGCTAATGATTGGACGAGCAGTATCACATTTACGAGTGGTAACATTCACAGTAATACAGGTGGTCTTGCTCCTACTTCTATGGAGAAAAACCCCAATTCTGCACTTGATAGACAAGCGTCTGTTATGCGCTTTGCAAATATCATTAAAGAGGGTGATTACTTTTTCTTTCCTACGACAAGCGGAGTGGCTTGGGGTAACGGTATAAGAGCAAGAGCATTCTTTAACGTAAATGGTCTTAATAAGATAAACATTACTGATAATTCAGATGAAAGTCACATTACATTTACAGGCACACAGGGACAGTTTAGATTTGCTATGTATAACGGTGGATTGCTTGTTAATAACGGTAAGGTTATAAACGGCGCAAATGCTTATTCTTGTCAGTCATCTCCGTTATCTGACCCTGACAATGATAATAGTGGTATGTTCATTATGCACGAGCCTTACAGACCCGTTACACTTGCATATTCACAAAGAACGGGTTCAGAAACGTCAGCAACATACTCAAGGTATATTCTTGCTAATAAGATGCTCAATACAACTATGTATAATCTTGTTGATGAGTATGGACAACAGATGACTATTACCAAATTGCCTACGCAGTCTATGACAATAACGTATACGTTAACAGAGGTCACAGACGGGTCAGAATCGTGATATAATGAAGTAAAGAGGGGGATATAAAAATGACAGACGTACTTGTTGCCGTAATTGCACTTATCGGGACAGTAACAGGTTCAATAAGCGGTATTATGATTTCAAGCAAGTTATCTAATTACCGTATAGAACAATTGGAGATTAAACTTGATAAGTACATTAGTAATCAGGACGCAATCAAAGAGAGACTTATCGTAGTAGAACAAACAATAAACTCTATGCAAGATAAGTTAGAGGATATGGACTTACAACTGAATCAGTTGATAAGTGGTGTTAAATGATTGACTATGAATTATTAACACTCATTGCAGAATGTGTATTAGGCGTGGTGTTAATAATTATAGCGATATTACTTTACAAAAATTAAGGAGGAATAGTAAATGACAGAGTTCGTAGCATTTCCCGCAATCGTAGTTATGTGCTATCTTGTCGGTATGATTTGCAAGTCTTTTAAGAATGAGAAGTTAGATACTTTTATTCCTGACATCGTAGGAGTAGTTGGAGCAATTTTAGGCATTGTTATTTATCTTACAATCCCTAATTTTATCCCTGCTGATAATTGGGCTGTTGCTATTGCAATTGGTATTGTGTCAGGTCTTTCCGCTACGGGTATCAATCAGATTTATAAGCAGTTCGCTAAGTAAGGAGAATATCCTATGGCATATGAAGTTTACGCAAAAGACAGTATCAATTGGTGGAAGGCTCAAGTAGGAAAGTCTTGTGGCAAGACAAATGAGTATTCTGCTTATATGGATAGTTATAACTTTTATAACACCAAGAAGAACGGCGTAGCGAATTCCTGTGCTATCTTTTATGACACAGGAATAATGAAGGTTATGACTCCTGAAGCAAATGCTAACGCAGGCAGAGCAATTCTTTGTGAACCCAATGTAGACAATTGTGGAGCAGGCTGTACTCAAAAGGTGCAGTATTATAAAAATGCAGGTCGTTGGATAACAAAGCATTCTGATGCACAATCAGGCGACGAGATTTTCTTTAAAAAGTCTGACGGTTCTGTTTATCATACGGGTGCAGTAGTCGATTGGGACAAGAAGGGCTTTTACGTTGTTGAAGGAAATACCAACGGTGGTATGGTAGCACAGAAGTTCTATGCTTACGGAGACAGCAAGATTGCAGGTTTTGGTCGTCCTAAGTGGACAGGTTGGGAGAGACCTCAGCCTAATCCTGAACCTACTCCAACACCTGACCCTGAACCCACACCTGAACCGACTCCTACGCCTTCTCCTACGGTCAAGAAGTACAAGGTTAACGTATCTTCTTATCTCTCTACGAGAAACGCTCCTACGGTACAAGCAAAAGAGTTAGGAAGGCTCTTTAACGGTGCTATCGTAAATGTTTATGAGCAAAAGAACGGTTGGGGTAGAATCACAGGAGACCTGTGGTGTTCTATGACATACTTGAAAGAGCAATAAGATAGTATGAGATGCAGATATATGACTTAGTAGAAATAATCTGTTGAAAATGAAATGATAGACTGTATAATTTGCTTATAGGAGGTTAACTCTATGAGAAGTTATACAGTCTATTTACATACAACACCAAGTAATAAACACTATGTTGGCATTACAAGTATGCTAACAGAAAAGCGATTTGGTAAAAACGGAAAAGGATATGCAACAAGCAAATATTTTTATCGTGCAATACAAAAATACGGGTGGGATAATATCAAACATACTATTTTATATACAGGGCTTACAAGAGAACAAGCGAGTGAAAAAGAAAAAGAACTAATCGCATTATATCAGTCAAATAAAAGAGAGTTTGGATATAATTGCACGCTCGGCGGTGACGGTGGTATGTTAGGGTATTCGCCAACAGAAGAAACTCGAAGAAAACAATCTATCGCACATAAAGGCAAAAAAGTAGTTCACACCGCAGAACAAGACAAATTACAGAGTGAGCGAATGAAAGGAACTAAAATACATTTAGGTTATAAAGCAACAGAGGAACAGCGTAAGCGTATGAGTGAATCTCATAGAGGTTTACCTCTAACTCAAAAGCAGTTAGATAATTTAAAGAAAATACATGAACGAAATAAGGGTAAACCAAGGTCAGAGGAAGTAAGAAAAAAGATAAGTCAATCCCATATGGGTATTTCAAGAGGAAAATGGACAGAGAAAGAACGAAAGGCACATATGGAAGCAAATGAACGACGCAGACAAGCAAAAGCCAAAACACAATTCACAGATATATAATTTTGTAAATTGGGAATTACAGTTTTTACGAGAGCAGTGTAATTTTACGCCTGATGAACTTGACTACTTTAATCTACGGGCAAAGCATTACAGCAACTTACAGATTGCGATAGAGATGAACGTATCGGAAGGTAAAGTTGCTGTACTTGCAAAGAAAGTTAAGACAAAAATACTCAAAGTATTGTCTTAAAATGGTATAATCAATATGTGACTTGGTTTTTACCTCCTTGTACACATTTACAGCCTCATACACTGCAATAAAACCCCTTGACAGAAGATGTCTTGGGGCTTTATTGTTCTTTACCTTTTGCCTCTGTAAGTTCTTTCAGAATATCATCTGCATAGTCTCCAATGAGTATCTTTACAACTTTATTATTACCATTGGGTAATACTTCGTTAGGGTCAACTACTGTAAGAGCAGAAAATCCGTCTTCCTTTTGTTCATATACAATATAGTATGCCTTTTTCATTATTTTATTCCTCTTAATCTGTTTATTGCTTTTGTTACGGCTACTAGATGAATAGATTGAAGTAATGGTATGTTATCCCCTCTTCTAACTTTTTTACTATACATACTAAAAAACCAACGCTCTAATATATCAGCCGCTTCTGCATCTGTCATATTCAACAACTTTTCATAGACTGTATTTTCTATCATTTACTAATCCCAACCTCCTGACGCTAATGTTGCCCCGTCTGAATCTTTATATTTTTCAAGCATTAAGTCGTTAGGATTATCTCTCGGAGACTTCTCAACCAAGATATAACGGTTTTTAATCATTTCCATTGTATTTCTCAATTCTTTGAGTTCTTTTAGCCATTCGGCTAACTGTTCATGCTCTTCTGCACATTCGAGGCAATCAGAAATCTCTTTTCCTTTTGGTGTTGTTGATGTTTCGCTTAACACATCTGAATATTCCCTCAATTCTGCGGCTTTTTCTTTGCAATGGGTAATTGCCTCGTCAAGTGTCATTCTTCTTCCTCCTTTTCTGTAATCAAAATAGTAATATCAACGGGTTCGTAAGTTCCTGAACATATATCTAATTCAACCTTATATTTTTTACATAGGTTATCTAACTCACCTATAAATTTATCAAATTCTTCAATCGTCATTCGTTATCTCCTCTCATCTCAACCTCTGTGTATGTCTTATCTTCAACAAATTTAGGTATAGGTAGATTATCTTCATTGGACTGTACTTCAAATACAGCGATAACCTTATCAAGATTTATTTTTGCAACTGTATATGTATCCGAATATCCTTTAGACCTATATGCTAAAATATCTGCAATACGATTTTCTGTATACATATCTATCATATCGCCTTTAACTGTATACCTATGGTCTATATCAACTATTACTTCATAAACTTTCATTCTTTATCACCTCTCATATCTGCTCCGCAGTTATAACAATAATGGTCTTGGCAAGGATTTTCCCATTCAAGTTCTGCACCACCTTTCTCCCTGTTTATCTTTATACGAAACAACTTC